TTCTAATTCCTTTTCTGCATCATCATAGATTTGCCTACCATTTAACTCGACCCCACCAGGTAATTTAACCCCTTGGAATTTAAGTAAATTTTGCCCCCACTGCTTTTTAATTTTAGCAGTAGCATATCTCTTTAAGAATGAATCATTCCACACTCTTGCATAATCATCTGGATGCAATGACCTATAGCATTCCATTACCAAGAAATCATCAGCCCTAAGACTTGACCAATCAATATCAAGATATAATCTATCCATTCTCTGATTAAATCTTATCTGTTTCTGTGTGGTTAATGCAAAATCAAGGTCTTCAAGGAATGTCTTAACCATTGCATATGATAAGATTTCAGTAGAACCCCAATAGTAAATATCATTCAAGAACATCTGATATTTAACACTAAACATATTATTAGTAACAGTGTTAGCACCATCAAAATGCATTACCTTTGTTACACCAATAACTGATGGTGGAACTTGAAGATAGTTACTAGTCTCCGTCCAACTAAAGGTAGTAGTACCACCGTCAATAGTTGAAGTTGCTGTTGTAGTAACTATTCCTACATTATCTGTTCTACCTTCTCTAGCCCTTCCTCTTTTAATATCTTCTTCAGTTACCTTATACTTCATGAACATTTGGATGGTTCCATCAAAATGTCTTTCTTGAAAATACTGAATAGAATCATCTAGAATATCATCTATCTGTTCATCGGCAACATTGACCTCCAACACGGGAGCACCCAGTTGTCTCTTACAGTAAGTAACTAATTCTTGGCGAGTGGATGGTTGCATCTATACAGTTCCTCTGTTTTAATATTTATAGTGCAGTAGAAATGCCTTGATTAACCATTACATTTCCGCTAACAATTCTATAAACTGTTGCTCCTGAACTAACATTAATATCATACACATATCTTCCTTCGTTTAAATTTCTTGTTTGAACTGCAGTTAAAGAAGCAATGAATTTACCATCAGAAGCACTTGTGAATCCAACTGTAAATGTTGCATCAGCAGTACTATAGGATGCACCAATAGCAACGCTTTTAACCATTGCACCAGTACCAGTCCAAGTATTACCTACACCAGCAGAACCAGTATAGAAATCAAAATTACCATTAGAAAGATTCTCTACTTCAAAATGCTGTCTAAAATCTGCACCAGTAGTAATTACCAGATTAGCACCATAGGCAACACCAGCATCTGGGTCAAAAGTAAACTTTTTAGTTGCCATGTACTAATTCCTTTAATAGAGATTTGATTTCATTAATTTCACCTTTCAAATTATCAAGATCTTCTTTCATAGTAAGTTCACTGTCCTTTGCTTTGTTAGCAGCATCACGACGTGCTATGTATTCATCATATTCGGATTTATTGGTATTAACTATACCATTAGACAAAGGATCTCTTAATAAATTTTGATGATCCTTTACCTTTACGAAGTCATAGTTTTCCATATTATGCTAATGTAATAACCCTAAGATTTTGAATTCTTGGAACATAAACCTGATTTGTTGCAGAAAGAACAATCTTAATTCTATAGCAAAGGAATTGAGGTAAATTTTGTACATTCCAATTAAATTCTTTAAAATCTAATTGGGAAGAAACAAATCCAGATGCATCAGCATATGGTACCATCGAATCAGGTCGTCCATCACTTTTGGCTTTATCTATGACTTGACCTCTTACATCTAAATTCGTAAATCCTGGGAAAGGAATAAATCTAGGTTCAAAGTTTGTTGTATCAGAAATTGCATAGTATGCTCTAATATCATTATAAGCATTCACATGAGCATCAAGTATAATCTTTATAGAAGATGCAGAATTTTCTAGAACATTCTCTTTAGAGATATACTGACATGCTGATGGATCAGCAAAGATATCAGAAACTCTAGGGTCATCCGCATGGTCTAAAACTGGTGAGTCACATCTATTAGAAGTTAAAATTATATTTGCTCTTTGACTATCAATTATTGGAGATATTCTAGAATCACTAGATTCCAAATTAAGTCTCATATTAAATGATCTATCACCAGGGAATTCTTGAATTATACTATTTGAGGTTTCATTGATTCTAGATGCAATCAATCTTGGAGTGTTCAAATAGTTTGTTTTATTCAAAGTAATAGTTTCATACCCCTTATCAGAGAATGGAAGATCAACACCCTTACCAGAACCACTATCAAGACTTGTACCAGAAACAGTTCTCATTTCAGCACTAACTTTAGTTCCTGCAACAGTTATATTATGTACTTGTGGGGAAATAATTTCAAACGGCATATTTTGAGTTGCCTTAATATCAAATCCACCAGTTGATTTGGTATCATTTGCATATAATATTGGGAAACTTTCACCAGTAGATCTACCAATAGCAGTAGGTGATGTTTGAGCAGCAAAGTTTAATTTGATGGTATAATGATCATATCCTATTGGACCTTGTTTTTCTGATTCCATCATGGCATCAGTAACATCTCCCAAGTAATGAGTCTTATTAATTCTTCCTAGAGAAACACCAGATAATTCTTGTTTAGTAACAAGTTCTCCTTTTAAATGATTACTTCTAGAAGTACCCCAATCATTTGATCTATCAATACCTGTTAGAGTATTACCAGAAGTACCAGTATACTTAATAATCTCATTTCCTATCTTCACATAACCTGGGTTAGATGCTGCAACACCAACACCCTCAAATGTTAAGAAGTTACTAACACTATCAATAGATAATGCTGAAGTAGAATCTTCACCATACGGAGAACTTAATTTTGTCGGTAAAATATCAGATTCTACGTCAGAAATAGTCACATAATTTGTTTCATGATACATACCATGATTTTTATGATTTACAACAATATGAAGTCCATCTTGATATCCAGTATCAGGATCATCAATTACTTCAATATTGATAGGTAGAACATTACCACCATCAGGACCATGATGACCAGTACCAATACCACCACCATTCATTGTTGTAGCAATACCAACACTGCTAATATACATTAAAGTATTACCAACTCCAGTCTTAAAGTCACCTTGAATATTATCTAATATTAATTCATTTGTACTTGCAATAGAAACAACTGATAGTTCTGCATTTAATCCTTTACCAGTTGTAATTCCAACAACATCTCCAACCTGGTATCCATAACCAGATGTTGACACTGCAGCTGAAACAACAGTACCATTTGTGAAAGTAACATTAGCAGTAGCATTCTTACCACTTCCAGTTATAGTTGAAAGAGCAACACCAACAAGAGTTCTTGTACCACTTGCAGGAGTATATCCAAATCCAGCATTTATAACTGACATAGTACCTGTTGCAACACCAGCATTGGCAATATAATTACCAGTTGCGGTCTTAACACTATTCTTATCTTCTTGATAAATGGTATTACCAAACTCAAGACTGATATTACGTCCTAATGTTGTTCCTAAACCAACCCTAACTTTTCTTGATTTAACATTAATTGAATTTGGCATTAATGTAGGAATTTGTTTATTACCTTCAGCAAGAACTGGGTTATAAAGTTCTACTGTACCTTCAGTTTCAAACTCTGCTCTATAAAGAGTAAATTTAAGATCTTCCCACTGACTTGCATCCCAAGTAGAAGCATTCTGTGATTTAAATAATGATCCCAAATACGGTTGCTGTGAAATAAATTCATCAGTTACCAAATCTGATTCACCAATCCTAGAAATAAAGACCTTATATTTTGTTGACCAAGAAGCAAGAGTTATTGCATAATCTTGACCTGCTTCCATATAAACTGGTGCTTTAAATTTAACATTAGTTGGAACAGTTCCATTTGCAGAAATATTGATTTCATCTGGTGTTATAATAACTTCAGAGAATGGTAAGATTTTCTGTGTGGGTACACCACCTTTCATTGTCCTTAACTGGAATGTCATAGGAATATCCATGTCATCCTTTGTCTGGAAAAATACATCACAACTTGTAAGGAAGCAACCAGTTTCATCTAGAACTTGATATGATTGAGCAAGTGGGTCATACCATTCTCTAACAGCACTATTTCGGGTTGTTTCACTAATTACATTACTTGCAACTACTTGTGGTCCAGTACTTCTTCTTATTGCCTCACTTTCAGTTTCTTGTTTCTGTTCAATTTTTGCATTTCGAACAGAAATAATAGTTTCCTGAACAGTTTCAAGAGTTCCACTAGCGGTATAAGTTTCTTCACCAAGAGTTTCAGTATCATTTTGATCATTATTTGGATTATCTATTAAAGTAAATGTCTTTGTACCAGTTTCAAATGATGGATGATTTGGTTGATTAGGCCATGGGATAAAGAAACTTCCAATCAAATTCGCACTTAAATCAGATACTAATTTAATTTCAGTAACTTCTGCAACTGCACCACTTGTCTCACCAACAAGAATCATTCCAGGTGCTGACCATCCAAAATAATCTCCTTGTGCCTGTTGAGACAATGATAAAGTATCAACATTCAATATACTTGTTGTAGAAGAATAAGTTGCTGGTAGACTAGTAGCAGAACTAGTAGCATCAGATCGAAGTTGAGTAACTCCAGGAGTTCCCATAAAGGTGGTGATTGCCGTCTCAACTGCAGGGCCTGAACTCTGTGTTATATAAGGATTATCCTTAAATATTGCAGTTGGTGTATTGTATGGTCCTTCTCTATGATTAGCTTGACAAACTCTAAAGAGGATATTTGCTTTGGTACGCATCATACCACCAATAGTAGTCGTATTACCTCTAACCCTTTCTCCAACCTGGAAAGTACCAGATGTCATTTTAATCTGTAAAAGTTTAGGAGTGCAATACTTACTTACATCAACACCATCAAAGAATGCATACATTCTTGTTAATGGTTTACACTTCGTAGCATGGAATTGAATATTTCTAGAACGCATAACAGGAATAACTTCCCTATTTACAACTCTATCTCCTTGAGATGTTGTGTCAAACTGCTCTGTAATAACAGTTCTAGAACCAGTACGAGTTTTTGTTCCAGTATCTATAACATCTCTCATCGTATCTTCAACTGTTCTATTAGTAGTTCTTTCCAACCAAAGTCTTTGAACACTTCTACCACCTGGTCCTTGAGTATTTCTTGTTCCAGATGCTTTTGCAGCTGCCATCCAATCTTTAAAGAATCCATTATTTTGGAATCTTCCTCCACCTGTTGTTACGTTTCTTCCTCCTCTCCTACGATTATGCCAATGCCAATGAGCACTTCTTCTTATTGGTTTGAAACCACTATCAATAAACCTCTTCTCCTCACCACTTAATCTACCAGAACCTCCAACTCTAACAGTTGATGATTCATTTCTTCTTCTAGTAAATGTATTAATTTCTTGACCAGTCCAAACACTTTCCCAAGAATTCCATAATATTGGTCCCATACCAGTTTGAGGATCTACATTGGGATTATCCCTCATAGTTTGAGCATAGTTACCTTCTATATTAATAGTTCTTGCTTCCATTCGAGTAGTATCTACCCATGTATCAGATGTTGGAGTTATATCCATAGACATCTGCCAGAAACTTACCAAGAATGGAGTAATACTTTCTGATCTTGTAGCAAAAGATTGCTTCAACCATTCAACTTCAGTATAATCTAAAGTAATAATATCACCAGATCTTTTAACATTTGTTCCTTCTGGTGCCAAAAATGCTTTATCTTCCGTTGCAGAAACACCTTCAACAGGTCCAAGTTGCAAATCAATAGAGTTTGTATAATGTAATGGTCTTAATTCTTTTTGTTGAACATCAAGACTATTTCTAATACCAGCAGCAGTTTCTTGAGGTTGGAAAGTTGTGAAATTATCAACAAAGAATCCAGATTTATATCTACTCAATCCATTCTCATCAGGAATGAACATACTTGAAGTACTTGTTTCAAGAAGAGATAAATTGGTATAATACTCTAAACTTTTAATTCTATCTTCAAGTTTCTTGATATCGGACATTCGATATCTCTTATGATTCATAAATTGAATAGAAGTACCACCTTCCACATCAATCATATATGGTAATAATTCAACAGTACCAATTTCTATTGCATCATCAATTATTACAGGTTCAACCATTTTTTCGGAAGGATCTCCGTATTGAACTTGGAAAGTACCCTCTTTAGTTAAGAAAATTCTATCAATTCTTCCAAGATAGAAAGAATATGTTGAAATAATAGATGAGTTTGATGATAAAATATTAGTAGCAGAATTTCCAGAAGCATTAAAAGTTCTACCATAGAATTCTAATGGAGATCTTACACTTTCAGCAACACTAAAATTCGATACTTTTGGTCTAATATCAATGATATCAGTATTTCTATATCCAGAAATAGTTTTAACATCATCAACATAATGCATAGTATTATAAGAATTCTTGGTAGTTATATCACCATCATCAGCAGAATCATAGTAACCATTTGAGAAATATACTTTTAAACCTTTTGTGGGAGCAGAAGATTCTGTTTTTCTTATAAGATTTCCATAATCATAAAAAGTATCTCTTTGCCCAGTATCAAATGTAAAGTTTGATGAGATATTCTCACTTATTTTGTCAATTGTAGTTAATATTGCTTGAACTTGAGATTCCTCAAAAATAACCTTTTCACCTTCAGTAAATTCTCCTGAAAGAGTAATAAATGAACATTGCGACTCAGATATTTTTTCTGCATATACACCAATAGCATCAGATGTATCACCAACAAATCTTTCACCAACTATACAATCTGTAATTTTTGCAGCAGGTCCAGTAAATGATGCAAAGGTGGCTTTAGGTGCAGATGCTTCAGCAGTATCAACAGATTCAAATACTCCATGAATTTCTATAATATCTCCATAATTTAATGATATTCTTTCATCTTGAACTCTGGTACCATATGGATAATTACCATAAGTTAAACCATCATTTAAAGTAGTACCACCAATACCCGATCCAACAAGTTTTGACTTATTAATAGTTAAAGTATTAATTTTTTGTTTTCTCTTTATTTTTGCTGTTGGTTTAACTTTATCTAAAGTTGCAATCAAAGTTGCTTCCATATTAGCACTTAAATCTGTACCAATATTACCAATTAAAAGAGTGGTTGCTCCTGAACCAAATTGAAACTTATCATCAGTTAATGGTTCTAATGATCCATCTGCTCTGACTAAAATATATCTATCCTCGTCAAATGGTAAAAATGTTTCATTAGATCCTGAATTAACTGTTGCTGATAATGTGTTAGCAGCTGCATCAATAACAACATCATAACGTTTTCTGATTTCAAGTGTAGCATCAGTTAAATCTACATTTTCTATCAAATCATTTGGCATTGCAGTATATAAAGAATTTTCACTCTCACCACTTGTTGCAGTAGTTAATAGTGAAAAATCAGGTACTGATAAAGTAGAAACTCCAACTGCTGGCAAACTAGATTCAACAACTCCAGGAAGAGTACCAACACCAGTTATACTGATATAATTTGTACTAACACCAACAACTCGTGCGACAGAAGCAGTATTTCCTGCTCCAAGAGCAGTGGATGTTATAGGTCCACTATAACTAACAAGATCATTTACTTTTACTATTGTTCCAGGAAATCTTGGATCAGTAGCAGTAACAGTACTAATTCCTGATGCAGAATCTCTTGCACCAATCTTGGCATCTCCTATAATCCATGTTTTTTCTTGAATAGTATCTGCATTAAATGTTCTAGCAAATCCAACATTACCTAAATCTGGACCACCATATACTGATTTAACATCACCCAATCCATAAGCTGTTAATGCAACAGCAACACGAGAATCTTCTACACCATTGAAATTGAATGGTTCATTTTGTATAAATTCACCATTCTTTTCATAAACTACCAATGATGTAGAGTTACTAACTGCAGTCTGTAGAAAAGCAGTAGCTCCACTATATTTTCCTTTAATGAAGGTAGGTATAGTAAGAGTAGTAGGTTCGTTTAATGTTACATGTGTAAATGTTTGAATATCATAAAGAGAAAGATCCCATTGATTAGAATTCAAACTAGTTCTAGTATATGCACCAGCATCTAATGAAGTGTCATAAACTCTTGCTACACCAATTTCAGCACCATCTACAGTACGTCTATTACTACCAATTCTTTGATTTCTTAAACTAAGAATATAAGTATTACCAATTCCAATTTCTGCTACACCATATGTACCATTAACTCTTAATTGTCTACCAGTATTATATTCTATTGCTTGTTGCTCTATCGTCTTTGTCGTTCTTGGTTTTGGACAATCGAGGTATGTAGTGGAAATAGTTTCAACCTCATATCCTTTTACATATGCCTTTCCAGGAGAAATAGCATACTGTGCAAGATCTTCAGATACTAGAGTTCCTTGATATGAAAATTTTCCTTTCTGATATATACCATTATTACCTAGATTATTATTTAAAGATTCTTTTACTGAAACTGAAAATGGATTAATAGTATAATCACCAGACTCATCATAAGTTCTACGAGCAATTTCATCCCCAATCATACTATATTGAGTATTCTTTACTTGAGATTTTAAAGTTCCATTCTCAACTACTGCCAATTCTACAAAATTAGCATCATTAAAATCATCTATTGGTTTTGAATGCAGATTACAAGATATTTGAAGTCTATCTGCACCTGGAGCAGCATAGTTATTAAATCCTTTTGAATTATCTGTTAGAGTTTCATCTTCATCAGAATTAATAACTTTTTCAGTAACTTTTAATCCAACTCTACAAGAAGTATTATTATCATATTGACTTAAAACAATGGTCTCATCATGTACATTTACAAAAGTTCCTCTTACAAAATAAACACCATTTGACATTGAAAATGCAGAACCTTTAGATGCTGCACCTGTTGTAATAGCAGAAGCAAAAGATTCACCTGATGGTATAAACGGATTATTTAATGGCCCAGAAATAACATCAGTATCTGATGTTAATAATTCTCCATCCTGAAATACTTTTACTTCATTACCTTCTATAACACCAGTTGAAATATATGAAATATAAAGAGTTAAACTACCCCTTTCAGAATCTTCAGATTTTAGAATTTTACTAATTATTGCAGTTACACCAGAACTTAATCCAACTATTTTTCTATCTATTAACTGTTCAATATAATAATCTACAGGGAATCCCAAATGAGTATTGTTTATCTCTATAGCATGATAATTCTTTGTATATGCAGTATTACCTGGAATAACTTTTGCACCTTCTTTAAAAAAGTGCTGCCCAAACTTGTCAATCTGATTCTGGAGAATAGACTGTAGACCAGTTAATTCTCTTGCCTGAACAGGATAACCTGGCTTAAACAGAACCTTATGATAGTTACTGTCTGCATCGAAATCGTCAAAATATGGCGATACGTTTAGATTGGTTTGTTGAGCCATAGTTAGTTAGAACTGTAATATAACTTTGATGTCTTCTTTTTGATTAGAAGAACGCTTAATAGCTGGGCGGTTATCAAGGTAAATAATGTTTCCAGAGTATTTTTTAACCTCTGGGTTAGACAAACCTTTCGTAAAAGATTGACCAAGGTAATATGTTTTATTATTTATTGAGGTTGAGAGACCGCTAAAGTCTGTTGAGATTGTTAATCCAGAAGTAGTACCAACAATACCAAACGTTCCACCTTGATTAATTGCTGCAGAAAATCTTGTTATCTCATAACCATATTGAGGATTAGTAACTGCAACCCCAGTAACTGATGATGTAGTTGTAGTAAATCCTGCCATAGTTCTATCTTGCCAATACTTCAGCACACCAGTAGTGGTATCATAATTGATAACTTTACCTATAGCAGTAACACCAGATCCAATAGTTTGGGTAATAATCGAATCTGGAGTAAATGTAGCAGAACTATAACCAGTACCAACTAGACGCATTGCATA